TATTAGGCCCGCTATCAGGCAATTGCAACGGTGGAATACCCTCACCCTGTATCGCCTTTGTATAATCGAATTGCGGGCCAAAGTAGTTCGGCGGGCCTTGTTGACCTGCCTGCACCTGGCTAAAAATATCCTCTACTGAACTGCTCATACTCCACCCTCGGCACTAAACTCAAAGTCAGCACCGCTGACTGTCGTAAAGCCACCCGTAAAAACAAACTCAGACCGATGATAACGCCCTTCAGCCACATTATCACCTGCACGGAAATTGCTCATGCCGGTCCTCGAGTTAATCGATGTCCCGGTTGACCAGTTAATCGTGTCAGATAAAAGACTCTTTACGCCAATCCTGACCGACGCGAGCGATGCGCCATCGGTTAATGGCCTGACCCCATCGACCAAGGCCCGGCCACCTGGGTTTAATTCAAAATCACCCGTCACAACGGTAGCCGTCACAGCGGACGCAGATAGTGCGGTAGATGAGTCCTGCACCATTACGGACAGCCCTGTATTCTCAATCGTACCCAAAAGCCTGGCAGAGTTATTCACGCCGAAGAATCGCTTGCCACTGGCAGATGACAGCCTCGACCATTGCCCTGTCTTGTAGTTGTAACAAAGTGCCTGGTCCTGAAAGAACACAGTATTGGTTGCCGCATTAACGACAACATTCTTCTGTTCTTGCTGGATGGTTACGGAAGCCATTATGTTGGTGTATAACTCTTATCAACAAATCCTAATCCGATATCTACCACCGCGTCATTTTCGACCATGTGATAACCAAATTCGGACTCGAAAAATACCTTGTCATCAATTCTCGCAAAACGATTAAGCTTGTGACAACCACGCCCCTCCTCAAAGGTATCAAAAGAAAACACAATATCCCCTGCCACGTATGATGCCTTACTGATGGCCCGCTCCTGGAACACATAGGCAAAAAAGTCATTTCCAGCAATTCCAGTAACCAGGCCGAATTTACTTGGGAATACCTGCTCACCAGCCTGCACCGTTCTCGCAGCAGATGTTCCGGGTGTTGGAAAAGAGGTGGGGTCTCCAATACCACTCCACCTGACCGAGTAACGATTTGAGGTAGGCATCAGCATCACAAAGTCCCTGACTGTCGCACACCCAACAGATGGGATAGATACCGAGTTAAGTGCGGCACTCCCAGCCGGAGTTGTGTAAGTAATCTTGGTCATATTGTCGCGTACCCTGTGGCGTTAAGGGTAATGATAGCCTGACCACTGAGCGACGTACTTGACTGACACTCGGCATGAGCCGCCATGAAAATAACACCCCCCAATTCGCACACATCAAAAGCTACAACCCTATTTAATGTGGATAAAGAGCCAACCGTGGCACTGGTGATAGACGTATAGTTAGCAATGGATGAATAGTCCGATGAGAAAAGCCCGATACTCAAATCCGCTGTATATCCAGCACCAGCCGCCGTTATGTTGTTAATATACGCCACCACTCGCTGGTCATTCGTGCCGATAGACCGGACTACCATGCTCGGGCAGGTACCAAGTGCTGTGCTTGTAATAAATGTTGCCGGGGTCTTGTACTGAATATATCCCTCTGGTGAGTGAATAATATTATCCGCAGTAATCAATCCCTCGTTACGGTAGTCCTCGATATCAGGTTGCCAGTTCAGAAAATCGAACTTGACATTACTCATGCGACACGCGCCTGCAATTGACCGCTCGGATAACGCGCACTCTTTTCCTCGTCCTTTATCGCATCAATTGCATCACTCAAAAGCTGCGACCAGACAGGCAGTCTTTCATCCTTTCGAATGAACGGCTCGGCCTCCAAAAGAGAGGCATATAACAAGACCTCTGGTGCGTTGACCACGTACCAGGTGGAATCCTCGGTTCTTAATGGCTGGAATTTCTGGTAATAAATACCAGTCATCGTAAAATCTTTTGGATATGGGCCAAAGACAAAATTCTCACCCTGCCGAGATACATTAAGCGGCGTATTCCCGCCAGACCTTGTGGGCCAGTTCCGATAGATATCTTCAACAGGAACCCACTCAAGCAGCGTGACGGGTGCCTCGTTCACGTAGGCAAACTTGAGCTTCTTAAATCGCGTAGGCAATGCCCCAACCCCGCTCGATACCGAAACACTTAAAGCGGTTTCTTCAGCCCGTATATTCAGGCGACGATAGATTTTGTTCTCAGCCGCCTGGATGAAATTAGGGATAAACGTAGTCAGGTCAGACCGTGCAAGATAGTCCGCAACAGCGGTCTGCAGTGTGGCGTAATTGGATATGACAGCGATGACAGATCTCCTTATCTGATACGAATACCATCGTCCTCAAAAGTATACACGTTCGACCCCGAATCCGTGAATTTACCATCAAGCTCATAAGTCCCATTCAGGGACGAGGTATCAGCAGGGTCAAGCGTTACTGTACAAATGCCGCTGGTCGGCGTTGTTAACACCACACCACCGGATGGGGATGTCTTGGTAATGACGGCGGTATCCGTACCACTGACAACAGCACGCCAACTAATTGACCCACCCGTTAAATCGACCACGGCCCCAGCCTGGTCCTTGAGCGTATACACCAACTGCCGGTCATCGCCGGCAAACATCGAAATGAGATTAGGCATCTTTAATCACAGCAGAGGTAATGATGCTCCGCTTGCCCATTTCTATTTCAAGATTGAGGTTATTGGCTATCACCATGAACTCGTTCTGCCCTGTGATTTGGTAGGTCTGTATTGCAAACCTTTCCCATAGCTTTGGCAACCACCATTCCATTGGCTGTTGGATGAGATGAGCATTGCGCCCGTCCTCCAAAGTCTTACCCGCTGGTCCTGTGTTGATTGTACAGAACAATATGAGGTCCGTCAGTTCCATCAGGTGGTCCAGAACATCATCCAGAAACTCAGGCTCGATATGCTCCAGCACATCGCAACAAACCGTCATGTCAGCGGGTTCAGGAGCTCCAGCATACTCAGGTACGCCGGGGTCATAGGCTTGATATTTGAACGGTCTTTGTGGGCGCAATGTCTCGCGTAGGGATAATTGACTGCCACACCCATAATCCAGCAGGTGGTCAATCTCGTTCTTATCAATCAGGGCCGAAACGATAGCGCCATATTTCTTGGCGGTCACACCGTAATTACCCTTGGCGTGTAGCCTCTCCTGTTGCTCACGGTAACCGTCAGTTATTAACACCATTCATCCCCCTCAGTTTTTCCGCATGAACAGAACCAGCCATTAATTCGCGCCAGGGAACGGTTGAATTTGCCTCGTTAAACAGGTCATTCCAGGCATCGGGTTCAATTTTACAGGTCTCCGGCCAGCACGGAATACCCATTGTGTAATGCCATAACTTGGGCGCATCACACTGTGAATATCCAACCGCATAATTCCACTCATCCGGTATATCCGCAACATTGTCAGCCCACAACAGGTCATATATCTGGTTTGCCTCGTCATCGATATATTCAGGGGTGAGCTTCCTGCACTTCTGGTTATTGAACAGCATCACCGAGGGCCATTCAAAACGAGGCTGGTGCTTCATCATATGTACTGCCCCGTGGGTCGGGTCAGCCATGTCAATCAGTTCACAGATATCCCCGGTCACAATCATATCGGGATCCATGAATAACGCCTTACCCTTGAAGTCGCACAGGTACGGCACCAGGTATCTTGAATAAGTAAACTCGGTCAATCCACGCCGTTTAATCGGCAGTTGACCCAGTATTAATGGCGTGATGCTGACTGGCTTTGAGGCGTTTTTGACAACCGAGTACTGACAGATATTATAGGCGACGGGCTGTCTTGGGTCATAGCCGATGTATACGGAATAGGACATAAATCCTCCAGATTAGAAGCCGTTGCTTCGATAGTGGTTTTCCAATCCGTGGAATGGTCAATAATAGTGCAGGGGTGAAACGGATTTCCTGCTGAATACTTCCAGCATAATGCAGGTCCAGCCATCGCTAGTGTTCGCACACCCAAAGCACCCGCCAGGTGAACAACGGTGGTCGGCACAGATACCACCGCATCAAGGGCCGATACCATTGCCGCAGTCGCATCATATTCCTTGACCAGCGTGGCGTGAGGGTATTCGACAATATCAATGCCGTATACATCCCTGAAATTCCTGATTTCTCTTGCTGCAGACTTGTACTGCAATGATACCCAGTGTGCATCAATGGACTCGAACAGCGGCAGGAATTGCTCGAGCTGCAGCCGTTTAAGGTGCGAACCCGTCTTGGGTACGCCACCCGTCCAGGCGATACCAATAACCGGCTTGTTCCTGCTATCGAAAAGACTTCGCCACATCAATTCCCTGTCCGGGTCTGGCGTTAGATAAGCCTTGCGCGGGAAATCAGAGTCCTTGGTCCTGAAATACTGGCCTACCTGACCCATCGGCAGGGCATAGTCAATCTTCTGGTCCCGCTCCTCCCACACAATACCCTTGGCGCCTGCCGTGCCGTAAAAGATGGTATCGGGGAATGAGCGTTCGAACATCGATAACAGGCGAATATCAATCTCAACAATCAACTTGGACTCGTTCTTGTCACACCATTTCTGCATGTCAGGAATCATCGAGGCAAAGCAAATCATGTCACCCAATCCCTGCTCGGCATACAAAACAATGGTTCCACGGGAAACGCCGTCCCATTCTTCCTCATCACCATAGATGGTCTTTGGGCGCCATTCCGTGCCAATGCAGCGACGGTAATTCTCCCAGCCCACATCCCACTCTTTGTTTGCCAACTGGACAAAACCGAGATTGGCCCGGCCCTTCACTGTCTCAGGATGGCACTCGATAGACTGAAGGCAGAGCTCCCTCGCCTCCTCAAACCTGCCGTTATCAATCAATACGCCGGTCAGGTTAATCAGGAATTTGGATAACTGACCCTTATTCTTGGATAGCCTTATACCCTTGCGATAGATGCGTTCAGCCTCTTTCTTAAGCCACAACTCATTCGCCGCCATACCGCAGTTCAGGTACATAGCCGGGTCTTTTGGGGCAAGTTCAATACAGCGTCTGGCCAGGTTATACGCCAGGGTCGGCTTTTGTGCGCCCAACAGGATATAGACCATCAGAATCAGCCAGTCTACGTTGTTGGGGTTTTCCCTGAGATACCTATCGCAGATGAGATATGAGCGGTCCCAGTCACACTCATTCGACAGCTTTTGGGCGAGCTGCAAATCGGCCTGTTCAGTCAATGCGATACCCTGTGCTTTTTGTAGGTGTTTTTGAGATAGGGATATTCAGAATCAATAATCTTCAACAGTTCGTTAGTCTGATTCTGGTCGTAAATACTGATGCCTCTTTTCTTGAGGTCAATTTCCACATGTGCCGGAATAGAGGCGTAATGCCACCAACCCTTTTTAATTCCCCGGTCAACATAGCCTGAATCACGCTTACGCTTGGCCGCATCAATCACAGGTTGTACGTCCTGTTTGGTGGTAATGATGGTTTTGCCGGTCTGCTCGTCAAAATCATGCTCGTACCACGTACCACGATCGGGATTCCAATCGAAGAAATCAGACATTGATGTACTTCCTCAA